TTGTCTGGAGCATCAGCACAAGAACAGGCTGGAGCAATGCGGCAATTAACACAAGCACTAGGATCTGGAGTTTTACGAGGTGAAGAATTTAATAGCATCTCTGAACAAATGTCAGCAGTTCAGAAACCTATTGCAGACCAGCTTGGAATCAATGTAGGGCAATTAAGAAAATATGCAGCAGAAGGAAAAATCACAGCGAAAGTTGTCATAAAAGCATTTAAAGAAATAGAGAAAGAAGGTGGAAAGATGCTAGAGGAACTTATTAAGCAAGACCCTACAATGGTCTTTAAATTATTAGATAATCAAATTAAAGAATTATCAATATCAGTTGGAAAATTATTTACACCTACGGTTTTAAAAGTAACAAAACATTTAACAACTTTAACTCAGGAATTAACAAAACTTGCATCAGGTGAGGGATCAGCCCTTGGTCAAACCATTTTAATTTTTACAGGTGTTGCTTTAGCTGCTAAGGCAGTTATGACAGCTTCAGCAATATTAACAACACAAATAGTTGCTTTAAAAACTAGCTTTGTGACTATGCAAATAGCCGCCGCCGCAGCAAGTGGACAACTAGGAGCAACGACAACAATGGCTTTTGCTGCTGCTGGTGGTTTTGCAAAGGCTACTGCTGCCGCTAACGCTTTTAAAATTGCGTTAGCAAAAACAGGAATTGGATTGGCTGTTATAGCTTTAGGCGCACTTACGACTGCAATTATTAAAGCTATTAATAAACAAAAAGAATTTAATAGGTTATTAGAGGAAGGAAGTTCAGACGCTATTGCTAAAAGAATAGAAGATACAAGAAAAAGAATTAATGAGTTAAAAGAATCACTAGAGAAAGTAAACCCATTGTTAGATTTTATAATGGGGAGTAAATCAATAGAATTGAAATTTGATCTCAAAAAAGCATTAGACGACCTTGCAAAATTAGAGGCAGCGTTACAAAAAGCGCAAACATTAGAAATAGCAGAAGAATTTGTAAAGACAAAAGCAGCACTACAACAAACAAATGAAGAATTAAAAACCCAGTTAGAAAGAGCGCAATTAACAACTGAGGAAGCTAAAAAACAATTTGATTTTGATACGAAAAAGGCTGAATTTATTAAACAATTTGGGCCTGCTGAGGCTGATCGCTTAATGCAAATAGAAGCGCAAAATAACGCATTAAAGGATCAAGTTGATAAAATCAAACAAAATAAAACAGCAGCAGAAGAATTAAATGGAGCGTTTAAAAAAGTTGGTGATTCTATTGCAACCAACATCCGAGATAGTTTAGTAGAAGCAATTAAGGGTACTCAATCATTAGGGGACATGGCGAGAAATATCATTAATGATCTTGCTGATTCATTAATTAGACTGGGTGTTACAAGTATGTTAAAAACCTATGGTGGTGGTTTTTTCTCAGGTTTAAATTTTGCTAGTGGAGGAAGGCCACCAGTAGGGCAAGCTTCATTAGTAGGAGAAAAAGGGCCAGAGTTGTTCGTTCCAAGTCAGTCTGGAACAATTGTTCCAAATAATGAAATAGGGTCTAACACAACAAATATTGTTGTAAATGTAGATGCTACCAATACAGACGTTCAGGGAGATGGCAGCCAAGGGGAGCAACTTGGAAGTATGCTGGCGGCAGCAATTCAAGCCGAACTTATTAATCAGCAAAGACCAGGAGGGCTTTTAGCATAATGGCAACATTTCCATCAATTGATCCGATTTATGGGACACAAAAAAGATCAAGACCAGTCAAGCGAACTGTTCGTTTTGCTGATGGCTATGAACATAGAATTTTATTTGGATTGGATGCACATACAAATCCAAAGGTTTATTCTTTAAAATTTGAAGTATCAGAAACAGATGCAGATACAATTGAGAACTTTCTAGATGCAAGAGCATTAGATCAAGAAAGTTTTACGTTTACCCCTCCTGGTGAAACTTCTTCTTCTAAATTTGTTTGTGACGCATGGAATAAATCCATTCCATACCTAAACAGAGCAACAATTACAACAACATTTAGGGAAGTATTTGAGCCATGAGTTTAGATCCAATTATTAGTGATCTACAGAAGACAAACCCTTCTGCAATTATTGAATTATTTGAACTTGAATTAGATTCGGCCTTACATGGTAGTCAGACAAATATGATTTATAGGTTTCACGCAGGAAGCAATTTAGACCTTAATGGAAAATTAGTTTGGCAAGGGAATGAATACCTTCGTTACCCAGTAGAGGCTAGTGGCTTTGCTTTTCAAAGAGGGCAACTTCCTAGACCACAATTGACGATTAGTAACGCATTATCTCTAATTAGTGCTGTGATGTTAGAGGTTAATTTAATAACTGCTGGTAATGATTTAACAGGTGCAAAGGTAACAAGAATTAGGACATTGGCTAAGTTTTTGGATGAAACTAATTTTGCATCTAATGGTCTTTTTGTTCAGGAAAATGCAACTACAGATTATATTGCTTTAGAGGCTAGTGATTTGTTTGCACAAGAATCTGTTAGTACTGGGACACCTGCTAATAATGAATTTCCTAGAGAGGTTTATTATATAGATAGAAAAGTTACTGAAACTAGAAGCATTGTTACTTTTGAACTAGCAAGTATTAGTGATTTAGCAGGTATTAGATTACCAAAAAGACAATGCACTAGAGAGTTATTCCCTTCTGTAGGTACGTTTAGCTAATGGGCTGGAAAGTTAAAGCGTTGCAACACGCTAAAGAAGAAGATCCAAAAGAATCTGTTGGATTATTATTAAATATTAAAGGTAAAAAGGTTTATTACCCTTGCCGTAACCTGTCAAGTTCTTCATATCAATATTTTATTTTAGATCCTAAAGATTATGTAAAAGCAGAGGACTTAGGACAAATAGTTAGTGTTATACATTCGCATCCAATAACTCCAGCAGTTGCGAGTGAAGCGGATAAAGTTAGTTGTGAAGCAGGTAACTTGCCTTGGTATATTGTTAACCCTAAAACAGAGCAATGGGGATATTATGAACCAACAGGATACAAACCACCGTTAAAAGGAAGGTCATGGTGTTGGGGCGTTGCTGATTGCTGGAGTTTGGTAAGAGATTGGTATCTAGAAGAAAAAGGGATTGAGTTGATTAAAGGTTCAAGACCTGTTACACCTGATGAGTTTATAGAAAATCCAGTATCAGAAGAAGATGGTGATGGAGATGCTTTTTTAATTTCGGCAGGGTTTCGTTTGTTAACACCAAATGAAAAACTAGAGAATGGAGATGTTTTATTAATGTCAATACTGGGAAAAGGTTTAAACCATGCTGCAATCTTTTTAAATGGGGAAGTTTTACATCATTTGGCAGATCGTTTAAGTTGTCAGGAACCTTATTCCGAATGGTTGCTATTAATGAATTGGCCTCAGTTAGAGCGTCACATGAATGAAAGATATTATCAAGTTTTGACAGATGGGAATGAGATGGGGAAAGAGGAGATGCATTACCCAGTAGCAGAAGAAATAAAAATTGTTCCTGTTATTGCTGGAGCAGGAGGAGGGACTGGGAAATTTTTACTTGGAGCGGCGTTAATTGCAGGTGCTTTTTTGATCCCAGGAGGTGCAGCCTTTTCAATAGCCGCATTAAAAGGTGGAACCTTGCTTGCAGGTGCGCCTGTCTGGGCGAGCGCAATGGCTTATATCGGTGCAGGATTAGCGTTAACAGGAGTATCAGAAATGCTATGGCCTATGCCAAAACCTGAAAAATTTGAAAATGATCAAGATCCACGTATTTCATTTAATTTTGGTGGAACGCCTAATACTTCACGAGCAGGAACAACACTCCCAGTTGTCTATGGAGAAATTTTTACAGGTTCAACAGTGATTAGTATGAATTTAACAACTGATCAGGTAGAGGCATGACAAAGATTATTAGAGGGGCTGGCGGCCCACCTGATCCCCCACCAAAACCAACTCGTGCGCCTGACACGTTAAATAGTAGGCAGTATGCAACAGTTCAGGATTTAATCTCCGAGGGAGAGATAGAAGGTTTTGCAACAGCTTCAAAAGAAGGCAGAACGAAAGGAACAAATACATACAATATTGCAGCTTTGAAAGATGTGTTTTTAGACAATACTCCTATTCTTCAATCAAGTGCAGATTCAACCAACCCTCAAACAACAGATTATAACTATCAAGATATAGTTTTTAACCCTCGTTTTGGAACTTCTAACCAGTCACATATTGCAGGGATACAACAGTCAGCAAGCCCGATTAGTGGCTTTCCTAGAGTTTGCACTGTTGCCAATGGTGGTGTTACTCAACAGATTACTACAACGACTGTTGATGCTGTTCGAGTTACTATTAACTTTCCGCAATTACAAAGATCAACAGATGATGGAGATTTATTAGGTAGTAGCGTCCAATTAAAAATACAAGTTCAATATAATTCAGGTGGTTATTCAGACGTTATAACAGATACGATTACAGGCCGAACAGGTGATTCATATTCAAAAGATTACAGAGTAACTATTAGTGGTGCTTTCCCTGTTGATATAAAAGTTGTGCGTGTAACTGCTGATAGCCCAAACACCTCATTACAGGATTCTTTCAATGTTTTATCAATGCAAGAATTAGTAGATGATAAACAAACTTATGCTAATAGTGCTTATACTTCTTTAAAACTTGATAGTAAAGTAGTCAGCAATATTCCACAAAGAAAATTTAGAATAAGAGGTGTAAAAATAAGAATCCCTGGAGCGGGTGCAAGTGGTTCAGGTACTCCCACTGTTGATAACAATACAGGAAGGATTATTTATCCAAGTG